TAACCAAGCTGATCTCGGTGGATCAAAATTCTTGACTATTGGTTTGCCTAAGGCTTTACCTGGCGAAGCACTTCTTGACTCTTTCTTTATACGCATAGTTAGTAACTATCTCATAGCTTTCTCTTCTTGACAAGCATGTCGATCAGATGTCTGAACTATAAGTGCTAGTGTCGGTTCATGCATCATGTAGTACCTGTTTTCTTCTGCGATTGGTCCATCATTTGTTCTGATTGCAATCCACTCGTCAAGTGTTAGGTAGACACCAAAATGCTGCAGCAGCCAAAGTCCTCTTTCTGCATTAGGCATCTTCTGCATGTCGTAGTTAATCTTGTAGAACTCTCCAAGGTTATCTCTTCGCCATTCATTGTCCTGATATTCGTAGTAGTCATCAGTCAAATCGCCGATCTTTCCGAAATCATGGAAAAGGCAAGCCATAATCAAGGATTCAGAGCCTATTTTGTAACCAAATGATTTACAGATCTTTTGTGCATTAGCTAAAACTCTAAGTGAGTGATCAACTAGTCCGCCAGGATAAGCAGCATGAAATCTTTCTTTTGATGATGCAGGGCAAAGCACAAGTCTATCACCAAAATGCTCTAAGAGGTGAAGTAGCTTTTCTGCTCTGTCTGGTTGCTGCTTAATGTTTGTACTTTTACACAGTTTAAGAAATGTGTTGTAGTTACTTTCAATCTTGTCTTCTTTAAGCATCTTTGACTTCCATGGGAAAGTTGTTGTCAAAACCCTCTATCTGAGTGCCTTGTTGAATTATCTCATTTAAAGTATATTCATCTACTTCTGGATGTACATCAAGCAGAATTGCATCGTGAATAATCATAATAGGAGCAACTTTGATGCTGTACTTCTGAATGTGCTTGATTAGCTTATTGAACCCTTGCAATGCTAGATCGACTCCAGTTGACTGAACATGGTAGCTGATGAGTCCCGGGCCGTCACTTCTAGATGGATTCAGGATTCTTCCATAATGATTTCTAACAAATCCACACTCGTCATATTCTTTTTTTAGCTTGTATTCCAGGGCACTTACGTTAAAGTGCTCCTTGACTTTTGACATTACAACTGATGCGTTAATGGTTGAGCCTAGCATGCTCTGTAGTTTGGTATCACCGATGCCATACAAGACGCCCATTACAATGATCTTTGCTTCTTTTCGTGTTATGTCGACATCTTTCAATGCTGTATTCATGACATGTGTGTATACATCGTCATCAGGTGTTTTTCCAACAAGAGATAGCAGAATTCTGGGCTCAAGTGAAACATAGTCTGCCTGAAGTATTCTGCCTCCTGACCATCTGCTTTTGATCATATTTCTGTATTCTTTCTTTAGATGCAAGATTTTTGGTCCCGATTCTATTGAAAGCCTTCCTGTTGCGTCACCCTTTTTGTAGACGATGGGTTGTGCAAAACCATCAGCGTCCGGTCTGAAAGATTCTACAGTACTTTTCTGACCGTTATCTGATCCTTTCTTATTAGCAGACCATAAAGATACGTCAATTGATGTTCTTTTAAGATTCAGAAGGCTGTTTCTAGTGTTTTTAAGCGTTTCAGAATATGTTTTAGCATTTTCATCTTCAAAAACTTCCTGTGCTTTCTGGATGACACTCTTGACGTAACCTTTAAAAACATCAGGTGGTAAGATTTTTGACCACGGAACATCAATCGGAACTTGATCCATGGTATCAACATCGTATATCTCAAAAAACTGTCTATCCCATTTTCCACCAGGTGAAAGTGAGATCTTTTTTCTCATAGCTTCACTTAGTGCTGATATTGAGAGAAGACACGACTTATCACCGATAGTCCAGAGATCAGTTTCTGATCTGTTTGACCACGTAAATGTGTTCTCTTGCTGATCAACAATGAGATGCTGATCAGTTCCTAGCAATTTTTTATGTATGCAAATTTTCACATATCAAAATTACAGTTCAAATAATTTTTGTTCATTCTCCATCTGCAATATCTTTATTAAGTATAGAGATTGCTGACTGAATAGAATTTATTGAAGATCGGAATTTTCCGTATGCGTCAATATTGATCATTTTAAAAGAAGATTCAAAATTCCCGGGCTCGAGCTTATGCGTGAGGCCTACTACGCCGTATATGTTATCTACAGTCGTACCTGTGTCAAGATCTATGAATAATTGTTGCCCGAAGTTCATAAGCGGGCAACCCATAGTGTCCATTGACAGCTCTGTAGGCAGCATTTGCATAGGTACAATCTCACCATCCACTCCTGGAGCCTGTGACGTGTCAATTAATCCAGCTCTCTGCATATGAACAGTGTTCAAAGCTGGATCTTGTAAACTTTGTACTGATATTTGTTTGATATTTGATGTAGAATTACCATAGCTGATTGTTGGAGCGCTTTTTGCTATGAACTTTTTGATTCCTGATGGTGTTGCGGTGTCTGTAAGCTTATATGTGTGACTTCCACGAGTGATTTCTTCAATCAGGCCTGGTCCACCATCTTCTGTCGGAGTCGATGCAGCTTGCAAGACAGATTTCGCCAACTCAGTTTGCTTAGTCAAGTCTTCAACGTTGCTTCCGGCACTTGGCTCACCAAAAGTGCCAAGGTTTTTGTCTAACATCGCGTCTAAAAGTTTCTTAAACCCTAAATGTGGAGAAGATTGCTTGTCTGTTATATGAATCTTAAGAAGAGAAGGTCCGCTGTCACCTACAAATCGCTCTGCAGACTCACTTGATCCCAAAGGAACAGTCTCAATGTACATTGAGATCTCAGGCATCAAAAATTCACCATCTGGGATACCAAGAGCCTTCATTCTCTTAGAAATTGATGAGTTTAGAATTGTAATGTCGTCATCTGCGTCTTGTGGGGGCTGCCTTTCACCATTTTTGAACTTTGTAGTCAAATCGAACTCAATGTTATTAGAAATTCCATAAGCATCGTTAGAAATGTCATCAATAAAGTTATTTGCAACATATTCGACAAATTCTGACAAGGTAATGTTAAATCTTCCGCGTGATTCGATGTTTTTCTGGAAATTTGTCGAAAAGTCCGATATATTGATTGGGAAAGACCCGATATTTGACGTTCTCATTGCTCCGGCTCCAGAATTGAAAGAGTAGAACAAGATCTGGACTTCGTCAAACTTTGCAGTTGATGCAAGAGGCTCTCCAACAAACAAAAGCAACAATTTAGCAAATGAAACATACCCAGACTCGAGAGGGTTCCCAATTTGATCAAAAAATTGATTCAAATAAAACAATGGAGGATCTATTGTGTCTTTTCCCTTAATTGCAGCTAGTTTTCTTCTAAAAGAATCATCTAAAGTCGAATTTAGCTGTCCAACAGCACCATCTTCACCATCAGTCCCGTCTGTACCGTATAAACCTACTAAGCTGTCCCTTAAGAGCTTCCCGTCAGACTCTATGTCACCATTTCTTGAGTCAGAAAGGTATTTGTCAATAGCTTTTTTGGCATCTTTACTAAGATTCAAGGCTGATGTTGTGTCAGAAGTCGAATCTAAGAGTGTTGTTCCTCTTATTTCTTTAACACTTGCACTTCTCATCGTGTTATTCTTTATGTTTGAAATAGCACGTGTTAGATTTTCAATCTGGTTAACGAGATCAGCGGTTTCTTTAGTTTCTGCAATCTTTGAAGTCGAAAAGTCCGTCACACCTTTCATAAAGAGCTCAACTGTGACGTTTACTTGTCCGCTATCATCGAATGTAAATGAAGAGTTCATTACACCGTACTTTTCACGCGTTCTCATACTGTTAATGAGCAGACCGTATGCATTATTTCCAGTGTTATCAGGGTGACTCCATCCATATTCAATTAAGAGTTCAACAGCGCTATATAGATCGGGTCTAACTAAGTCAGCAATCTCTCCAAGTCTTGATCTATCGTGTAAAACTAGTTGAAGCTTAGCTGTTTTGTACGATAACATGCCAAATGTAGGTACAACTTCTAATTCAAAGCTTTTAATTGACAAAAATGGGCGAAACTTATCAATAATGGGAGATGATCGATTGCCGATGTTTGTTTCAAATGAGTCATTTCCTGGCACTAGAGTTTGTGGAGAAGTAAAAATCTCCATTCCTGCACTCGTAAAGTCACGCTCTCCATCAAGAGTATTTTGTGTGACTGATGAAGCATTAATTATTGCTGCCGACTTCTCAGAAGTTATCGGATTGTTTCCAACAAGAAACTTATTGATTGACAATCCCTGAAGTTTGCCAGATGAGTCTAGTGGTTTATTCGGTGAAAGCATTTTAATGTCTAAATGAGGCATCGCACGCGACATTTCAACGGTCGGGATCGCTGTTAAAAAGAGAGCACACGCATCAGAAAATCTAGATGCAGGCGTAATGTTTGCCGGAAGTACCTGAATGATAGATACAGATGTTGTGCTTTTGTTTGCGCTTGATCTATGTGTATTGACAACCTCACCTGCCATTTCATTGATCGTGCCTTCTTTCCCGGTCTCTTGTTGGTAGTTAACAACAAGGGGAAGATTACTCCTATCTGCTTCGTACCAAATTAGCAAACTGTTTCCAAGCTCTTTTACATCATTATCGTCAAGCTGCTTAATGTCTTTGATGATCTCGTCAATTCTCTTTCCGCCTTCAATTACGTTCAAAAAGAAATCAATAGCTTTGTTTGATACACTGTTATCCCTAGTTGTAGAGTTTACAGCTTGACGTATAACATCGTCTCGACCTTCGATCTCGTAGTATTTTTTAAGTTGTAAAACAGCTTCAGATAGCTGCTGGAAGTCAAATGCCATTATCCAACAACCTCTGCAACTTCTTCTAGAAGTCTTGGAATCCTAAGTCTAGTCCCAGGAGGTGTTTGAGGTGCCCATCCAATTCCTGACGCGGCTGCGATGATCCACCACAAACGAGAATCATTGTATCTCATTCCAGCTATAGTGTCTAGTCTTTCACCCTCTTGCATTATGTAAGTATCAAATGTAATCTGACCTCTCTCCACAGCTTTGTAAATAGCAGACGTAGCACGTGAAGTACCATACTGCAGTCCACCTTTTATTATTGGTGCTCTATTGTATCTTCTAAATGCCATTACTGAGTTTCCTTAATCTTGCTAACATACTGTGTAAGCTCTAAGAGTGAGTTCTTAACTAAATCATTAAGTGTGTCTTGATCTTTAGAGTCATAGACATCACCAAAGATGCGACCCATAATAGAACCTACGTTGTAGACAGGTGCTCTGTTAAACCCATCAGCGTCCAGGCCGGGAGCAATATCGTGAATTACGTCAAAGTTCATTGTAACGAGGCACCATTGCGGTGCTCTTCTGTTAGCTCCATTTGTCTCCCACGTAGGTGTATACCAATCAAAATTCATACTGGTGATAAATCCAGCAAGGCCGCGGCCCATAGTAGACTCAAAAGATTTAATAACAACATTATTTTCAGCAGCGAAGAAGCTCTGTGTTTCTTGAACGCTATCTGAGTTCGCATTCCCTAGTTGTTTAAGAATCTCGCCTCTAAGCTCTGAAGCTCCTATCACATACTCAGGATCAATTCTCAAATCGCCGTGTGTAACTTCAAGTTGATTAACTCCATTTAGCCCGTCGACATCACCGTCAGCAAATTGAACTGTATACACTGTTCTAGAAACACTTGAAGTGTTAAGTCGAGAAGGGTTTAGGCTCTTAGTTTCTTTCTTAATGACCACGACCGGCAAATCAGCGGGTAACTTTACTCTTCTACGAGATTGCTTTTTCTTAAAAAATCCCGCTACATCTGGTATGTCAGCTTCAAAGTAGCCATGGCCTCTTGATGCTTTTAGAATTGCTTGTTCACTGACTTCAAACCCACCGTTAGTTGTATCGGGATCTTGTGACATCCTCTTAATTAGATTACGTGCTTTATTTACATAGATTTCAATATCAGAAGATAGTTCAAAATCGTTTTGATTCTGTCCAGAACTAAATCCGCTCCTTCCAAGACCAAACAAACGAGCAATGTTAAACTTACTGTAGTTTGATTTAATTAAGTCACCGATTCTCATCCTAATCATTGGAGACGCTGTCGGAATCTGTGAGAAAGGCTGAGTAAAGGACTCTCCGGTAGCATCATTTGTAAGTCTTCTACCTGGACTCCACTGTGGATATAAGAGTGTGATAAGCTTGTTAACACGCCACCATAGTGCATCAAAGTCTTCTTCTGATGTAGATGCTACGTGGAATGATAGCGAGATTGTTCGCTTAGTCTTCTTGTACGTTTTAACTGAATCAATCCTACCGTAACTGTCTGTGTCAACATATTCAGGTGCATAATCTTCAGTGAGCGATCCTAAAAATGCGTGAAACGATGTAATCTCATTTGTTCTCAAGTCATGAAAGTAAAAAGGAACGTACTCAGACTCAAGAGCATCTTCCATCGCTCTGACATCATCACCTGAAATCCTGTTGACTTCAGAAAGTTTAAACTTTCCGGATTGATAATCTCCGACAGTACCTTCAAGAAGTCTCGTATTACCACCCAGTAAAGTATCAGCTGCTATGACGCTCGCAGGCAAGATATACATTGCAGGCGCCGATGAGGCTCTCCATGCAAGTGAAAGCTTAGACGTGCCGTCTTTACTTCTATTTTTCATTACTCTGGTGACAGGTCGATCAGGTAGTGCATCAACATACGATGCGATATTCTTTTGACCAACACTCACATTAAATCCGAGCTGCTCATGCTTTATTACAAGGTCACCGATTCCTGCCATTACATTGTAAAATGATATGATCTTTGAGCTTCGAATAATGTCGATAAGACCGATTACAGACTGCACACCTTCGGATACAGAGTCAAAGCCAACATCCCTTGCACCATTAGTGATTGTGTTAAGGCTTCTTAGAACGTTCCTTCCAAGTACAGCATAGTATCCTGGTGACTGCGCAATATTGATTAGAGTGCTTTTTGATGCTCCAGTGATATTATCCCCGTCAAACCCAAAAAAAACGTTTGTGCCACGCCTTGCAGCTTCAAAGAAGTCGTTCTCTGTATTTATGAGGCCGAGATCTGCAGGTCCGACTAATGCACCGAGAATACCGTCTGCTCCAGGGCGCCCATACTCGCCAAGCACATATGGTCCAGGTTCTAGTCGAACGCCGCTGTTGTTATTGCTTACAATGAGAGCTAGCATTCTAAGCACTGTCTCTGATCCCGTGATTAGCGCTACAACTTGTGCTGCTGCGAGAGATACCATTGAGACTGGTGCAAAGCCACTGAATGGTTCCAAGTGGTTGTTTAACTGACCGTATGAATAGAAGTCAGGATCTTGGTCGCCGCCATTGAGTTCTGATGGTAGACTCGTTCTTTCGACGTCATTTGATGCAAATGCTTCACGAACGTTCATTTCTGTCCGAGAAAGTCGGTTGACGCCGAGCTGAACTCCTGTTGGTCTTAGGCCAGTAACGTTACTTGGATCTTTTGATCCGTCTGAGTCACCTGTTGCCATTAGCATTAAGCTTAGGGCTTGTTTTGAAAGCTTATCAAATGAAATTTCTACGCCGCCTTCCGAGACACCCACAGTGTCTCTAATGATTGCTGCAACAGACGGCACCTCTCCTTCATCCACATATGGTGTTGCGCCAGGTGTTGGGTTAAATCTATTACTTCTTAACACTTGTGAAATCTGTTTCTCAATTACTGTGTCACCATCCACAGATGTACGAAGAATTGAGCCGTCAAGTGTGTCTTCTCCGGTAATACTTGACAACAAAGAGTTCCCAGTTTCTTTATTACTACTATCTGGCGTCTTTCCTTTTGCAAGATAGTCTGATGTCTTAAAGTCTGGAGAATTCCGATCTAGAAAGTTATGAACCCAACCTGCAAGATCATTTGTAAAGAGTGCATCATTTGTGTCACCGGTTCTAATTGCTGATGGGTATCCTCCCTCATCTGTCATCTTAATCTCTGATGAGCCTGCATCAATAACGTATGCATTTTTAGACTCAGCAGTCACACAGTTTAAGTAGTCACCCATTGTCTTTTTAATAACTTGTTTTAAGTCATCAACACCTGGGTTAAACCCATCACCTTCTTGGTCGTCTACAATATAGGCAACTTCTTCGTCTTGCTTAGGTTCTTGTGCCAACCTTGCATTTATGACGTCTTCTCTGTTACCCATATTTACTGTCCTTTCTTAGTAGAATCATCACCGTTAATAGTATCTATGATACCAGTCCGAAACTCAGCTGCTTTGTCTGGATCCTGCATGATCATAAATAGACCATTTGCGAACTCCTCGAAGAAATCAGTAATCTTTGCAACTGACGCTTCGATTTCATGACAATCCTTTTCGTCAGCGTTTTCTAAAGCTGACTTGTATGCTTTGCTATTCTTTACTTTTTCGAGTAGTACTTTTTTGCTCATGTATCACTTCGGCATTATTTTATTAGTTTCTAGAAGCACAGACGCTAGCTTATCAGACTCAAGTGTAACAGTCAAGTTAAGAGTCAAGTTAACTCCTGGTGTCTCTATCTTAAGCTTATTATCTTTGATGCCTAAAACTTTTCCAATCTTTTCAAGGTTAATAGGCACATCGAGATCTGGGATGTCACCTAGAGATTTGTTGATAGAGCTAACGTCTGCTAGTACATTTGATATTGCTGACGCTGATGATCCTAGCACAGAGTTCATAATACTTTCGCTGTCTATTGCTCCGCTTATTATACTCGGTGCATCCATCAAAGTGCTTGACAGACCCTTTGTTACACCCAATCCGATGTTTTGGCCGATGTCTCTTTCAAACATCTTCGATGGCGACGCAATACCCAAAAATGATTTAATTCCGTCTACGCTCGTTGAAAATGTTGCCATGAAGCCCTTCTTCATACCTGACATTCCCTTAAGCAAACCCGCCACTAAGTCTGTTCCAAATTCAGTAAACTTTAGTATAACCGGAGAGAAAACCTTATCATGCAGATTGTTAAACAACGCGTCTTTCATACCATCCATTAGAGACAAAGCGAATGTGCCTGCGACAGCAATCAAACCTACAGATGTTTCAAGGAGTGTAAGCGTTTGGAGAAGAGCAGCTTCAAGATAAGTCATAAACAAGTTATCACCGCTTTCATTTTCTGCAGTGAATGCATTGAATAGACCGGTAATTATCTTTGAACCAACTTCTGACGCCTTCTTAGACATAAAGACTATCATTTCGTCAGAGAAGAGATAGCTGTTGAGTTCACCTAACATCTTAGTTGCACTTTTACCTGATGAGATAATGCTTTTAAATAGTGAATCTACAATTGCGTATCCCGTGTCACGTAAAGATTGCTGTAACTCAGAGTTGTTTTGGAATCCTTCAATAGACTTCTTTAAAGAGTTCCACATAGAAGACGTAAACTTACTCATTGATGCCATCATTGAAGAGCTTTTCTTTGAGTTGTTGCTAATTATGTCGGGTATGCTCTGTACGAACCTAACAACTTCGGGTTTTGCTTTTTCGTACAAACTATTAAAAGCAAACTTTAAGGCTTTGAACATTATGTTCGCCGAGCTTTTAATAAATCCAACAACCTTATCACCAGACTCAATCAGTGCGTTATACATTGTAGTGTAAGGACCAGCTTCACCTTCAGCAAAATCTACAAGCTCACCCTTCTTGTTTACTTTCTTGTCTAATATACCAAACGATGTTTTAAGTCCCGTCCAGAAGCCATTAGCAACTTCATCAAAGTTGGCACCGCTGCCGAGACCAAAAAACAGAGTAGTGAAAACTGCTTCAATAGACGTCTTAAACTTTTCATATTTCGCCGGATCAAACAATTGATTGAATCCTTCTGCAAACTTTTCAACTCCAGGGAAAGCTCGCATGAATGTTTTTCCAATTGTCATTCCAGCAAAGTGAACAAGATCAAGCGATTTGTGTAGATTGCTTAGCATTGTCATGAATGGACCTGATACTTTGATTCCATTCTGAAACCCTGAGATAAACGTGTCAAAGAAGCTCTCGTGTTCAAATACACGCACAATCCTCTGAATGTTATCTGCCATCATTGCCAATGTCTCGTTCATTCTCTCTTGAGGATCAGCTTTCTTAGCTTGCTTTCGAATATCTTCCATGGACTTTCCACGGTTCTTCATTGAAAACGCAAGACGTGCCTCTTCTTCTGAGAGACCTGACGTTGATGCTAGAAGTCTTAGCTCTGCTGTTGACATCTTTGAGGCGTCACGACCAGCTGAAAACATCGAGTTTCTGAGTTGATCCAAGACTTTGCCGCCGCCTTTGGCAGCACCGTTCATGAGTTGCAAAGTGTCAAGGTTGACACCAAAAGACTGTGACAGCATTGACGCACTTTTAGCAGCATCTTCAAAGTTCAAGAATTTATCTGACAGCTTTCCAAGCACTTCGACTTCTAAGCCAAGTGATCTAGCTCGCATAGCAGCGGTCGTAAGTGTTTCAATGGTGTTATTACCAAAGTCCTTGACATTAGACACCATTTTTGTTAGGTCTTGAGCTATCTGCTTACTTGACACATTGAATGCTTTTTCCATCTGTGTTGCATATGCAGATACTTCATTCAATGTGTCACCAAGTGTGTTCCCCATTGACTTTGACAACATTGCTAGGGATTTTGTCTGTTCACCCGAAAGACCCATACCTTTTGTCAGTGTAACAAATTCGGCACCTAATGCCTGAATCTCAGGACCGAAAGTATCAATCAGAGATCCCATACCGCTAAACTGCTTAGAAAAGTAATTAATTGCGTCAGCTGAGTCTGTAAAGACGCTGTGGAAGTTAAGGCCCGAGATGATACCCATGCCGTTTCTGGCACCTTCTAAGGCACCTCCGAGCGCTTTTCCTGCAACGTTTTCTAGGTTACCAAGCTCACCTCTAAAAGACTCGTAAGCCTCGGTTACGTGCTTCCATGCTTTCGCCTGTTCATTAGACAGTTTAATCATATTGCTGAATATACTGAATGGGATTGATATAATCGCAGCACTCATTCTGTAAATTGAGCTTCCTGCTTGTTTCATGATCCCGACAAACGAAGAACCTAACTCTTTAATCAAGGTAAACCCCTTAGACGCTACAGCAAAGAATCCTGTAAAAAGCCTCGTCGGGACAAACTTTCCCATACCCTTAAGCAATGTAGAAGCCGCGCCGATTAGATCACCTTGATTGAGGAGTTGATCGCCCGCAGATCTCAGCGTATCTGTAATCGTATTATATGTGTCGTCTACCTCTTTACCCATTTCACGAAAGCTATTAGCAAGATCTAATGCATTTTTAGCAGAATCAGTCGCAGAAGAACCACCAGAGACAGCTTTTTTAATACCCTCTGCAGTTGCAAGTTGTCCTTGTAGAACAGTCTGTTGCTGCTGCAAAGTATCCAGAATTTCTTTTTGGAGCTTAGCAAACTGTGCAGCAAACTGCTGAAATTGGGAAATACTGTCTGCCATTTTTCGTCAAACCCTCAAATCAAATCTTACGTCTATACTTATGTACCTCTTCAAAAGGCAAAACTTAAAGCGGCCAAGGATACCCTAGCGTAGATTCAAATTTTCTTGCAGCCGATTTCTTTTCTTCAAGGCACTCCAAGACTTCGTCTAGCTTAACGCCTTCTTTAATCAATGTATCTCTAAAGCGTCGAGAAGCTCTTAGTGCTTCACCGATTACTGCAATTTCCTTCTCTGTTCCTTTGACTTTTACATTAGTCGACTTTCTAGAAACCCATGCAGCAAATCCTGCATTCAAAAGTTGCAACTTATCAGACATAACTTGACCTCCATACTAAAAAACAGGGACAGAATGCCCCTGTTATATCTAGGAAAGTTTTTAGCTTTTATTATGTGAATCTGGTCATTTTAGATGGAACAAACTGTCTGTCCCTTCCCTGCAAATTCCTGAGTTGAGGCGAATTGTGATGAGCACCTCTCGACTCTCCATTCCCTTCGTCATTTGATTTTGCAAATTCCTTGTTGATTCTACGTATAAACCAAAGACGATAAGAAATCGGAAGTTTTCGCGCTTCACTGTATGAGAATCCGCCATAGTACATCAATACAAAGCAGTGCTCAAGTGTATTCTCTCTATACGCGCTGCTATTTTCAGGAGTCAGGCCAAAAAAACTTGGCCCCAAGGGGCATGTTAACCTCCTGTTGTTCACCGCATGCTGGGCACTCCGTCCATCCCTTCATGTCAATTCCAGGCTCGTTTTCTTCCATGAACTTTCTCAAAGCACGACTGTCACTAGCAGGCATGTTTCGAATGAATATGTTGATCTTGTTAGGATCTGAAATACCACCAACAGAGATTATTGCTCTTCTAAGTCGCCCTGTTACTAATGTGTCTTTTGCAAAGCGCATCGTTTTTCTTCTACGATCTGCCTCTTGTAGAAGATCGTTTTCATCAGCACCTGTCAAGAACTTAAATAGGACGTTGTGTCCTGAACGTGGTAGTTTGAACTCAAATTCATTCTTGCCTTCTTCTGTAGGGTCAATTTTGAGTTTCTTAATAGGAAGCGCTGACAAATCGAACTCTGCTTCTACACCTTCACCACAACTACCACATGTAATTGATGCTTCGTATTCGCTCCCGTACCCTGTGATTCTATGTGCAACCATTATTGCGTTTCGATCTCCAGACAAGAGCGCGTCTGGAGAGACACCAGGCGATAAAATGCAAGATCTAAGAAGTTCTGTAATAACAGTGCCCTTCTTGATTAGAGCTCTTGATGTCAGGATGTCTTCTTGAACAGCAGTCATTGCAGATATTTCTACAGAATGCTTACCATAAAGTGGGCTATCTACTCCGTAAACCCTTCCTTCTGATGGTAGTGGTGCTAGATCAACTGGAACGTCAATTCCGAAGTCGTCTTTCATTACATCACGCCTTGTAATACCATCGGATCGATCTCTACCGAAAACTTCGTTCTTTCTATCTTCTGACAATTGTGACCTCTCAATACTTACACAAATTCTATTCTATGTCTACAAGAAGTAAATATCACAAATAGAAAAAGGCAGACACAATGTGTCTGCCTTTTCACCAAATAAGCTTTTAGTTTAGAGTTTAGCTAACATGTCGTCTAATGTCTGGAGTGATAGTGCAAGTCTGTCACCAGCTTTTCCGAGGCACATAGAGCGTCTAATTCTTGGAGTAAAGCTGTTGTGTAGGTAAAGCCAATCAGAAATAAGCTTCTTAGCTTTTGTCATTACAATTGAGTCGTTGCTTTCGTATCCAATCGTGTTTCGTTCTCTTTCTCTTCTGTCACCAAATCCTTTAGGTCCTCTTTGCTTAGGACCTGCAGATGTGACACCACCAAAAGGAGCTTCTGCCAAACCAATCTTCTTCGCTTCTTTCATAATTGTCTCACGAAGTTCATCAGCAGTAAACTTTGTACCTTCGTGAAGCTCTCCGACAAGAGACTTAAGCGTGCTTTCAAGTTCTATGACAATGTCTGACATTTCTTGTCCTGCTTTACTTCTGCAAATAAAGCTATGCCATTTAGGGTTAAACACAGACAGATCTCTCAATGCTTGCTTAAGAGCATTTGTTGCATCTCTAGATGCTTGTGGTGAAAGCGTAGTAGGTGTAAAGTTTGAAGGCTCTGGAACATCCATAGGATCGTCAAACTGATTGTCAAATCGACGCGCGCCTCTTTGCTTAGGACCTGCAGATGTGACTCCACCAAAAGGAGCTTCACTTAGACTAGACTCTTCTAGTTTTTCTATCTCCTCTCTTACGATTTGCTTAAACACTTTAAGTTTAATTCTCATCTTTTTATCTCCGTTAATTTAGTACTGTAGGACTGCGTTATCAAATCGAAGTGTCAAAGTTATGTCTGAAATGTCGTTGCTTTCGTAATCTAAATCACCAAAGTTAATTGATGTTGGGAAAGCACCCTTAATGTCCCAGAGTTCAACAACAGTACCAACGGGATCTAGCATTTTAAGCTGGACATCGCGCTTGTAGAAATCTGCATATCCACCACGTGCGGATACAGATTCATAGACTAATCTTAGCCATTCCATAACCTGCTGAGCACCTGATGGTGCGATTGGGTCATGAAGTGTAATGTCAATTGTTTCGAACTTCGTTTTGCCTGCAAGGTAACGCGTCGCATTAATGTATCCAATCTCAACTTCTTCAGTTGAAATCGATGGTCTTGCAGTAGTTTTCATCATGTAAGAATCGACTCCTTCAATTTGAAAAACCCATCTAAACTTGCGCTTTGCTTCAAACTTGTTGGGTAACATGTCTGTTACGGAAAGTGTCTCTGCCATTTTAGAAAACTCCTATTACATTACTACATATCATTAAGAACAAACTTATTACCTCTTTGAGTCGAAAAGTACATTATAAAGAGACACTTTTGACTCCTTGACACCTTTGCGCCTATCAAGTATTTCGCGTGCGACCGATACTACACTCTTGTATATTTCTTGAGGTTCTTTGTCCGGAAAATCACCTGATTTGTATAGCTTTTGTGTGATTCTTCCTGCGAGTGAACTGTGACCTTTAAGACCAGCAATATCACCGAGTCCTGTTGGGTTCATGGGCAGAACCTTTGCAATCTTGCGTCTTAGATCCTGATCATGTTCTCCTGTCACTGACTTTTTGGCAACTTCTACTGCCTTCATCGCATCTTCAATGTTAAGTTGTGGGTATTTTTTAATTATGTTCTGTGCAAGTGTCTTGATCATTCTGCCTGATATTTCACTTGCATCGTACTGCCCAAAGACTTTTGACGCGTATCTAATTGCGACACCAATCTGAGCTGATTCAATCAATACTGACTCATTAGCTACGCCCTGAAATACAAGCTCGCCCATGACGTCATCTAGAAGGTCGAAGTCAAAATTGGAAGGATCTGCATAGCCAGAACTTATAAGCTCATCGTGAACGAACGATTCAAGTTCGGACTCAATGTAATACTCGTCCCTGATCATGTCACCGTACTGTTGAGCAATATCACTGGCAATTTGGCTAGCAGACGGTGCTATAGCATTCATCTCTGTCAAAATCAAATTGCGCAGTGTAGCTTTGTTCAACCTCATGATTAGACCTCAGCACCTGCGTTTGTAACAACGAAGTCGATTCCGACGAACTCTGCTGTCTTAGTAGGTTGTACAAAGATTTGTCCTCGAATCGTCTTGTTTTCGATGTCTGCAGCCGACGTTGTTGTTGTATCAATTCTAACCCTGAATCTTTCAACACCCTGAAGCTCTTGAATTCTTTGCAGTCTTGGACGAACTAGTGTTTCAAACTTAGATAGAGTTGTTGCTCTAGCTGGCTCAAAGATTAGTCGATCTGCAATCTGCTTGACTTGGCGTCTAACTTCAATTAGCAAGCGTCTTACGTTAACTCTGTCAAGTGAGCTTGCTGTTGAAAGAAGTGTCTTCTGACCCCATA